GACGATAATAGATCACAACAAGGATTTCAAAGAAATAGAGGAAAAAGAATTGAGAAAAAAAGTATTCTTCACAACGAAGGAAGAGTGTCAGGCATTTTGTGATTATTTAAACAGGGACTCTGAGGTTTTTGGATACGATTACGACATAAATGGAAAGTTGTTAAGGGAGGTTGATGAGTAATGAGGTTAATTAGTCAGAAAGGCTGGGGATATGTAGATGTTGAGTATGAAAATGGAACTATCACTATGCATTATAAGAGTGAAGGAACAAGAATAATATACAGTTGTGATAACAATTCAGAAAAATCCACAATTATGGCTGAATATAGTTCTATGGAAAAGGCAGAAAAGGTACTGGAAGATATGACGAAGGTGTATGGAAGTTACATATCTTGTAGCGGCGGTCCAGGAATCCTACAGGGTAGTGGCTATCAACAGGCATTCTGTTTCACACCACCGAAGGTGTTCCGGTTTCCGGCAGATGATGAAGTGGAGGTGTAAGGATGGCAAAATCAGATAGAAAGCTACACGAAGCAAGAATGGCGGGGGCTGCATGGCTGATGAATGTCATCAAGACACAGGGCATGGAAGCGGCAGAGAAAGAACTCAAGGTCAGAGGAGCCATGTTTGTTCCGCTTGAGGTCAACCAGAAGCAGCTTGACGAAGCTGTGTATAAAATCAAACTGAATACAATAGATTGTATTTTGATAATGAGTTGCATGGTACTTCGAGATGAATTTGATTTTGGACAGAAGAGGCTTGAGAGATTCTGCGAAAGATTTAATTTAAAGACTGATGCGCTGTGTGATGAAGAAATTATCTGGGATGATCTGATACAGACACTAAAGGAAGAAACAGGCTTGGATTTCACCATCCGGGAGAACAAGTAGGAGGTGAGGCGGTGAAAGCAAAAGAGTATTTAAGCCAGGTTAAAATGCTTGAAGATCACATGGACAGATTAAGCAATGAATACTTCAAAATGAAAGCGATAGCGATGAATCCGGGTGGATTTGACTATTCAAAGGAAAGAGTACAAACCAGTGCCGTGGCAGATACTATGAGCCGTACAGTTGGAAAGTATGTTGATCTTGAAACTGAGATGAACGAATGTAGAAAAACATTTGAAGATTTCCGAAATAAAGCAGTTCACCAGATGTGTCAGTTGTATAACACAAAACATACAGAGATATTATATCAAAGATATATAAACTATAAGTCATTGAAAGCAATCGCAGACGAAATGGGATACTCTTACGATTGGGTGAGACATGCTCATGGGTGGGCTCTGCAAGAATTTCAAATGATATGGAATGATTATTTAAAATCTGACACATTCAAAACACATTAAAAGCACAGACACAACACATGGTTTTAGTGTAATATAGACCGTGAAATATTGATTCATAAGGGACATGACTGTTTGCCATTTCGGTTGTGTCCCTTTTCTTGTGCCCAGTGGTTGTAAAACTCCCCTTGTGAAAAGTGAACGCTGATCTCTCCCCACTGGGCTATTTTGTTTGAGGTGTGAGATATGAGTAAGATTAAAAGATTCGAGGTTGTGAGACCTGAATATAGTTTTGAATATATACATCCGATACTTGGTAGATTGGCTTTACCGATAGCTATGATAAAGGTGATAGTTAAGTGCACTAAGATATACAAATTTCAGCCAACTATAAATTGGGGTGGAGAGGTAAAGAATGTATGTAAACCGCTGTACAAGATTGTGATCCCGAAGAGAGTGAGTAAGAAAGTATAGCTTCGAACCTATATCGAAGCTAGGAAGAGGCAGATATGCAGATAGAGTATGTTGATATTGATAAGTTAATACCATATGCCAAGAATGCAAAGAAGCATCCACAGGAACAGGTTGAGCAGATAAAGCAGTCTATCAGTGAGTTTGGCTTCAATGATCCGCTTGCAATAGACGAGGGCAACGTCCTGATAGAGGGACATGGTAGGCTCTTGGCAGCCAAGGAGCTTGGATATACCGAACTGCCTTGTATAAGGCTTACAGAGCTCACAGAGCAGCAGAAGAAAGCATACATCCTGGCACACAACAAACTGACTATGAACAGTGGTTTTGACTTGGATTTACTCAACCAGGAGCTTACAGCCATAGAGGATTTTGACATGGCAGACTTTGGTTTTGATGTTCCAGATCTGCTTGAGGATGATGAGGATGACGGATACTACGGCGATGAACGAGAGCGAACATACGAGGAATATAACCTTGATGATTTTGACGGAGCAAGGGCAGAGGGATTTTACCAGATGCCGATTATCGAGGCGCAGAACGCAGAGCCAGATGAGCTGATATCATTCAATTATGTTCTATCCACCAAGAAGCGTAAATGTGGAGTGCATTTTTATATTGACGACTACCAGTTTGAACGTATCTGGAACAGCCCGCAACAGTACATGGACAAGCTGAGAGAGTTTGACTGTGTATTTACTCCAGACTTCAGCCTGTACATGGACATGCCAATGCCTATGAAGATATGGAACGTGTACAGAAGCCGCCTCATCGGTCAGATGATGCAGGACGTTGGTATCACTGTTATACCAACTCTTTCATGGGCTGAGAAAGAAACATATACATTCTGTTTTGACGGTATACAGCAGGGTGGAACTGTTTCAGTGTCAACTATTGGAGTCAAGCTGGATGACGAAAATAAGCAGATGTGGTATAATGGAATGACAGAAGCACTCAAGCGCATCAGGCCAAAGAGAGTGCTTGTATATGGCGGTGATATAGGTTATAAATTCCCTGACAGTATTCAGGTGAAATATTATGACAATAAAGCATTTAAGAGAGGTTAGGTGGGAGATATGCTTAAGGACACATTTTTACACCATATGAAGAAAGCTCAGGCATTCAGGATTGGAGATTATTTTATATATTATAGTCCGGCATCAATCGTTAATTATGATACGGATGAGGAGATAACATTCAAGAATATAGATGACCTCTATGAGAATGGAATGCTTGGAGATAAAAAACTTAAAGAGTTTTGGGAATCTGAGGAGGATGCATTTAACAATCCTTTATGTATGTGCGTGAATGACGACAGCAGTTTGTGGTTCCCGATAGAGGAAGAATAGATATTACATAGTTATAGTATGTTAGGACACTTCATTGTGAAGTGTCCTTTTTTCGTGGAGGTAAAGCAATTGGGTGGCAGAGGAGCAAACGCATTCAGGACAAAGCAAGGAGATAGAGGGCTATCATTTTCGAACGGAAGAGGCAAACCATCTGAGAAGTTGTTTCCTGCCTGGATGAATGGTTCAAAGAATACAGGAAGTATAGACAGGGTTATCAAGAATTTTAATGATAAGCACACCAAGAGTGGTCGAGAATGGGGAGTCCAAGTGGATGATAATGGATATGTGACACATTATTATAAGGGTTCCAGAGGTAGTGTGAGTTATGATGCATTTGAAAGCGAAGGTAAGCACTTTATACACAATCATCCAGCGAATGGATGGGGCAATTTTAGTGGGGCAGACCTTGAGACATGGGCAGGTAGTGGACAAAAGGCGGTAACAGCAAGTAGCAGAAACGCATTGCCGCCTAGAGGTATAGATCCTAAGCTATACAGCAAAAGAAGAGCGGGAACGTATACGATTAAAAAGAAACCACATTTTAAGGCTACGGAGTTCAACAAAGCCATTCATAGCGTCAAGGTAAGTAGTGACAACTATGATGCGGATCTCAGTAAGTGGCTCAGCAGAAACGCAAAGAAGTATGGATATGAATATTCATATAAGCCAGCGAAGAATAAGGTGTAAATAGATAAGAAAGGTAAAATAATGGGCGGACGTGGTGCGAGTAGCGGAATAAGTGGTAAAGGTAAAAAGTATGGTTCTCAATACAAATCATTACTCACAGTTGGAAATGTGAAGTTTATAAAAAAGACCAATAGGCAATCAGAACCACTAATGGAGACAATGACAAAAGGAAGAGTGTATGCGATTGTTGGAAAAGATGGCCCCACAGATATCACCTATTTTGACAGTGATGGAAAACGCACCAAAACAATACATTTAGATCATCCACATAAGGGATTAAAGCCACATACACATCATGGTTATTTTCATAGTGAGAATGATTCAGATAAGGGGGCAGCACGATTGACCAGCAAGGAAAAAGCGTTGGTTGAAATGGTAAATAGAGCATGGTATGATAATAATAGTAATAGAAGATAGTTTAGGCTGGCAGAACGTGTTGATGTATGGCAGTAGCCACTGACGAGGCATCGGTTCAATTCCGGTTGACTATTACTATATTTGGAGCTTTTGCTATAACAGCAAGGCTCCATTTTTTGTACTTTTTTAGATTATATGAAAGGCAGGTGAAACGGATGGGAAAGAGCTTTAAGGACATGACAAAAGAAGAGCTTCAGGAAGCAGGCAAGAAAGGCGGCGTCAAATCAGGTAAGACAAGAGCTGCAAAGAAGCAGATGAAAGATACCTTTGAGACTATCCTGTCCATGAGCCTGCATAAAGGCGCTGTGGTCAATATCGACAAGATAAAGAACATAGCAGATATAAAGGGCAAGAATATCACAGTCCAGGACGCTATACTCATAGCCCAAGTTCAGAAAGCCCTCAAAGGTTCAATTGCCAGTGCTGAGTTCATCAGGGATACAGTGGGGCAGAGACCGGAGGATATTATCAATCTGAATACCGAGGGCGAAGATATGACATTGAATATAAATGTGTCGTATGGTGATGAAACACCTCTGGATAATTCAGAAGTGGAGGATATGGCAGACGATGAACATTAAAGTTGAGCTTAATCCTGCATTTAAGGAAGTGAACAGGAGCAAGAGAAGATATATAGTTATGAAAGGCTCGGCTGGATCCGGGAAAAGTGTTGACACAGCCACAAACTATATACTCAGGCTCCTTCAGGATCCAGGCAGGAATTTATTATGTGTAAGAAAATCAGATATAACAAACAGAGATAGCACTTTTGCAGAATTGCAGGGTGCTATTTTTCGTATGTTCGGTGATAAATATGAGAAATACTGGACCATCAAGCAGAACCCGCTCATGATCGAATGCAAGGCAAATTGTAACCAGATCATATTCAGAGGGGTAAATGATGATAAGCAGCGTGAAAAGCTGAAATCTATCACATTTAAGCGTGGAAAGCTCACGGATGTATGGATAGAAGAGGCTACGGAGCTTATGCAGAGTGATTTTGAGATTATAGACGACCGTCTCAGAGGTAAGCTGCCACCAGGGCAGTTCTATCAGATCAAGATGACATTTAACCCTGTATCAGCTACCCACTGGATAAAGAAAAACTTCTTTGATATTGAGGACGAGAATGTACTGACACATTCAAGCAACTATGTCAACAACAGATTTATTGATGCGGCATACAGGGCAAGAATGGAGAGACGTAAGAAGGTGGATCCTGAGGGATATAGGGTCTATGGACTTGGGGAGTGGGGCGAAGTTGGTGGCCTTATCCTTACAAACTATGTTGTTGAGGATTTTAACACAGATCACAGCAACTTCGATTATGTAGTGAATGCACAGGATTTTGGATTTAACCATGCAAATGCTTTGCTTGAGGTGGCTTTCAAGGATGGTGAATTGTACATCTGCAAAGAACTCTATGTGTACGAGAAAGACACGAACGAGATCATACAGATGGCAGCTGAAAAGCAGTTTGATAAAAAGCTAAATATGTACTGTGATTCAGCAGAGCCGGACAGAATCAAGATGTGGCAGAAAGCCGGATATAAGAGAGCCAGAGGAGTCCTAAAGGAGCCGGGAAGCGTACATGCACAGATTGATTATTTGAAGCAGATACCAAAGATACATATACATTATAGCTGCACAAACACATATGACGAGATCAGACAGTGGAAATGGCAGCTTGACCAGAAGACAAACGAGTACACCGATGAGCCTGTGCCGTTCTTTGACGATGCCATGGCGGCTCTCAGGTACTCAATAGAGGATATACGAAGAAACAGCCGTGTTAAGTCAAGGAAGAGACCGAAGGGATTATAAACACATGGCAGAAAGGATATATGCACGATGGCAATATACATAGATCCGGCAATGGTGCCGGACTTAGACAACATAGATTCAAGGGTTTTCAAATACCTCATACAGAAGCATAAAGGGCAGCTTGCCAGATGGGCTAAGTGTAAGGATTACTACGAGGGTAGACATGATATTCTTGCACACAAAGTGGATGACGATGATGATGTTGTAAGGTTCAATGTCAACTATGCTAAATATGTGGTTGATGTCGGCCTTGGCTATTATCTCGGTGAACCGGTCAAGTACAACAGCGACAAAGCGGATAAAGCGGATAAACAGCGCAAGGAGCTTGAAGGTGGTGTGAAAGCATCTATCAAGAATGGAAGCGTGAAGCTGTATGATCCTGACTTGTCCCAGAAACTTGATATAAGCCGCATACAGGACGTATACGACAATGAGACTATATCAGAGATAGATTCCAAGATAGGTAAGGCTATAGGCATATATGGCGAAGCCTATGAACAGCTTTATGCCAACAGCGATGAAAATCCAGAGCCACGAAGTACAGTAGTGAACCCTATGAACTGTATCATGGTCAGAGACAATACAGTGGAGCACAATAAGTTATTTGCGATTATTTATGAGATACAGGAAGATCTGAATGAATCAAAGTATTATTCAATCACTGTATGCAATGATCACAACACCAAAGAATACAGGAGTCGTGACCTTGATAACTTTGAATTTTACCTTGTTGAGGGCAGCGAACAGGAGCATTACTTTGGTGAGGTTCCTGTGGTGGAGTACCAGAACAACGATGAGAGACAGGGTGACTTTGAACAGATCATTCCTATGCAGGATGCACTCAACGAGCTTTTCAGCGACCGAGTGACAGACAAGAAGAAGTTCGTCAATTCAATCCTTGCCATGTTCGGTATGACATTAGATGACGATGACGAGAAAGAACTGAAGAAGAACCGCTTCATTGATGGCTTGCCACTGGATGGAAAGATAGAGTACATACAGAAAGCATTTGATGAAAACAGTGTTTCAGTGCTCTGTAATGATATTATCCGAGAAATCCACAAGATGACCCTTACAGTTGATATGACAGATGAGAACTTTGCAGGAAACAGCTCAGGACAGGCCCTCATGCTCAAGTTGATGGTTATGAATATGCTTGTGAAGAACAAGATGAGGAGCCTTGAGAAAGGGCTCAAGAAGAGATTCGAGATGTACAACCACTGGCTTAATGTCAAGGGTGAAATGTCTCTCATAGACAAGAAAGAGCTTGATGTTGTATTCACAGTTGCAATGCCAATAGATAAGCCAACAATCATCAATATGGTAACTCAGCTCAGGGGCATAGTGGATGATAAGACACTTCTTTCACAGCTCTGGTTTATCAAAGATGTTGATGAGGTCATAGAGAATGTGAAGAAGCAGAAAGCCGAGGAACAGCAGCAGTACCTTGCCACGTTTGGCAGTCAGCATGCACAGGATATGGAGACACCTATCAAGGATGATGAAGAAAAGGATCCTGAGAAAGAGTAGGTGATCTATGAGCGACAACAACTATTGGGAGAAGAGAGCTGTAGATCTTGAGAAGCTCTCCCAGGACAGAGCCGATGTTGATATTATGCATGTAAACAAGCTCTTTGATGGCGCTGTGGATATCGTAGAGAAGCAGATAGAGGAGATATTTGGTAAGTATGCACGTGATTCAGGAATAAGCCAGGATGCCGCCTTGAGGCTTCTTAATGAAAAACAGACGGAGACTATGCGCCGCAATCTTATGATCACACTTGCACAGTGTCAGGAGGAGATAGCCAGGCAGGCTATACTTGCAAGGCTCAATGCTCCGGCTTATGCGGCGAGAATATCAAGGCTGGAAGCTCTGAAAGATTTGGTATACTCACAGGCTTATATGGTTGGTGCCGATGCACACAGAAGGCTTGAAAACAGGCTCATAGATACATATAGCGAGAGCTACTACCGAAGCATATATGATATGCAGCGCAGAACTGAGACTGGCTTTGATTTTACAAAGCTGGCTGACAGGGATGTACAGGCAGCCATAGAGACTGAATGGGCAGGGTCCAACTATTCTAAAAGAATATGGAAGAACACAGATAAGTTGGCAAAGAGCCTCGAGCAGGTTATAACGCAGGGACTTATGACCGGGCAGAGTATCAGAGATATGGATCTTGCGCTGGAGGCAAAGATAGATGGCGGCAGGTACAACATAAACAGAGTAATCCGCACCGAGGTAAACAACTGCTGTAACCAGGGAACATTGAAGTCGTACAAGGCGGCAGGGGTGTTAAGATACATATACCTTGCTACACTGGACTTGCGGACATCATCCATCTGCAGAAAGCTGGATAAAGAGGTTTTCTTTGTGTCAAAGGCAGAACAGGGTGTAAACTTCCCGCCTATGCATCCTCATTGCAGATCTACAACAATGGGATATAGAGAGGACCTGCCAAAGGAAAGAATCGCAAGAGATCCGAAGACTGGTAAGAATATTCATGTGCCGTTTGAAATGAGTTATGCACAGTGGTACAGGAAGTATGTGTTGGAGAAGAAAGATGTTGATAATACAAAAAATGGTGATAATATAAGAGATATAATGTTTAAAACGTCAAAGTCGGATGTAAACATTATTCGAGATGAAAAAGCTGTTGTTGACGCATACTCACAGTTGCCAGATAAAGTGCAGAAAGCAATGGCTGATGTAACCTTTAATATGGGGCAGAATGGCAGTAGTTGTGATGTAAAAAAAGGCATTATCAACATTGCCAAAGGCGCTGAGAAAGAGGATATAGATCATGAATTTGGACACCTGATAGAAGAACGCATGATGGATCCTAAAATTGTGGAAAAGTATAAGAAATACTTAACTGAGGGATTAAGCGATGCAGATATTACTTCGGAAATATATGAAAATGATTCAGGTGAAAAATTCAATATTTATATATTGCATGGTGATAAGTTTATAAGCGAATATCAAGGTAGATTATATATTGATAGCGTAACTGAGGCTATCACCCCAGATGGTAATTTAAATACAGAATTTATGTGGGAGGCTATTTCAGAGCTTTTCAGAGTGTATCAAAAGGACAAAACAATGCTCAATGAGTACGAGATCAAATTGATAGAGGAGGCATTAAGATGACTTTAAAAGAAGAGTTTTTAAGTATTACATCATATGAGGAATATGATAAGCAGAGAGAAAAATTTAGGTCATTGCCTAGAGATTCGGAGGTTAGAGCACATTTGGACAAACTGTATGGTCCAGGATACGTAGGCGGAGATATAGCCAATGGAGTTATAGAAGAACTATATAAGCCCGGAAAAAGGCATATAGGAGAAGAGTAGAAAAGAATGCTAGATGTGATTACAAGCACTGTACAGAGATGTATGGTGTTTTTTTAATGCAAAAAATAGGAGGATGAAAGAATGCAGAAGTACATTGGAACAAAGCAGATTGAGGCAAGGCCGATGACAAGAGGCGACTATAACAATTACAGAGGATGGCAGATTCCAGCGGAAGAAAATCCAGCAGATGAAGGCTATCTCGTAAAATATTCAGATGGATATGAGAGCTGGTCACCGGAGAAGCAGTTTAACGAAGCATACAGGCCATGTGACAACATGACATTTGGAATTGCTCTTGAAATGCTCAAGAAGGGCTTCAGAGTTGCAAGAAAGGGTTGGAATGGCAAGGGAATGTTTGTTGTATTCCAGAAGGGATATCCTGATGGCATACCATGTAACAAGCAGACCGCAGAAGCCTGGGGAATCAGCGAGGGCGACTTATTCAAGTGTAACCCATATCTGCAGATCAGATGTGTTGATGGTTCACACTCCATGTGGGTGCCGAGTATAAATGATTGCCTTGCTGAAGATTGGGTAATCATTGAGTAAAGGAGCAGTGAATACATGAATAGAATATGTCCGAGGTGCAAGCGGAAATACAATGAGCTTGACAACTATTGTACAAAGTGCGGAATCGCACTGGAGGAATCACCAAATATGTGTTCAGAGATGAGAACCCAGATGTGCAGACATAGGGTATATGCTGAGGATGATACATATTGTGCGTGTTGCGGATCACTTACAACATATGCACTGGAGCGACAGAAGAAACAGAATAATCGTTAATTCAGACCATGATAAAAACATGGTCTTTTTTATTGTCAAGGAAAAGACATTAAAACCTCAACAGCAAGGCATGAACTTGCTGGGGACATATCAATAGACTACTGGCAGGCATGAACTGACAGGCACAAGAAAGGAATGTATAAGCTATGGATGAAACACAGCAGACAACACAGACACAGGCACAGATTGGTGAGGCAACAACACAGCCTGGTACACAGACACAGGGAGCACAGCAGAACCAGGCAACAAGCACAGCATCACTTGAAGATGTGCTTAAGACTATGACAGTCGAGGAGATTCTGGCAAGACCAGAGTTCAAAAAGGCTGTTCAGTCAGCTTCGGACGCAAGAGTCACACAGGCACTTGCTACAGCCAAGGAGAAGTGGGACAAGGAAGCTATTGAAAACCTTGACGAGGCTAAGAAGCTGGAGAAGATGACAGCGGAGCAGAGAGCAAAATATCAGTTTGATAAGGATAAGGCCGCCTTTGACGCTGAGAAGAAAGCATTTGAGAGACAGCAGCTTGTACTTGCGACAGGCAAGGAGCTGATCAAGAGAGGGCTTGATGCTTCATTTGCTGATGTTCTGACAGGCGACACAGCAGAAGAGACAGCGGATAAGATTGATAAGTTTGAAGCATCTTTCAGAACAGCCGTTGCGGATTCTGTAAGCGACAAAATGAGAGGCACAGCACCAAGGGATAAGACCCAGGGCACGACAATAACCATGGATAGCATTAAGTCTATGAGTGCCGAGGAGATCAATGCACACTGGGATGAGGTGCAGAATGTGCTCAAGCAGAACAAGTAAGAAAGGACGATGAAATATGTCAGTAAAGAATTTTATTCCACAGATTTGGAGTGCAAGACTTCTTGCACATCTTGACAAGATCCATGTATATGCAGGACTTGTCAACAGAGACTATGAGGGCGAGATCAAGCAGTATGGTGATACTGTAAAGATCAACCAGATCGGTGACATCACGATCAAGAAGTATACAGGAGCAAAGATTGATGATCCAGAGGAGCTTACAGGTGAGCAGAATACACTTGTTATTGATCAGGCAAATTACTTCAATTTTGCCATCAAGGATGTGGACAATGCGCAGACTAACCCTAAGCTCATGAACGAGGCTATGGCAAGAACCGCATATGGTCTGAATGATACGGTTGATTCACTGCTTGCAGGAATCATGGTAGCCGGTGCTGCCGGAGCAGTCGGAAGTGATGAGTCTCCAATTGTTCCAAGTAAGGATGATGCATATGACTTGCTTGTAGATCTTGGAACAGAGCTCACAGAGAAGAATGTTCCGCTCGTAGGCCGTTGGGTAGTAGTGCCGCCATTCTATCATGGACTCCTTCAGAAGGATTCAAGATTCGTTGGCAATGGTACAGATGTCAACATGGCAATCCTTCAGGGCGGACACATCGGAGCTGCTGCAGGCTTCCAGATCTATGTATCAAACAATACACCAAACACCGATGGTACAAAGTACAAGATACTTGGCGGTACAAATGCTGGTGCTTCATTTGCCGAGCAGATCACTGAGACAGAGGGCTACAGACCAGAGAGCAACTTCTCAGATGCTGTCAAGGGACTTCACCTCTGTGGTGTCAAGGTACTGCAGAAGGATGCACTTGCAACTCTCACAGTAAATAGAAAGTAGGAGGGCAGATATGGCTATTATAAAGAATATTATCACAGGACACAGCTTCACTTGCCGGAATGAGCGTGTTGTAGAGCATTGCCGCAAGGACATAAAGACCTTTGTTATAGAGGATGAGCCGGCCAGCGTGGCACCGGCAGAGGATGAGCCGGTGGAGGATACCGAGGCAGAGGAAGAGCCAAAGCCTCAGAAGAAAACAAAGACAGCCACAAAGGCGACCGACTGAGAGGTGATACATGATGGATTCACTGGCAAGGCTTAAGAGGAAGATAGGCTCTGATAAGGATATAAGCGATGAGATCCTTACCGATTATCTGGAAGAGGCGAAGGATGAGATAGTTCTGTTTCTGAATGTGAAGCAGTTCGATGAAGCCTTTGCCTCAAAGGCGGTCGAGATCGCAGCTATACTCTATGAGAGAGACCAGGCTGACAAGCATATAAAGTCTGAGAGCTACTCAGAGGGCGTTGTGTCCGAGAATACAACATATCTCACAGGAGAGAGCTTTGATACACAGGTTGATAAGGTCCTGGACAGCCTCAAGAGATACAGGAGGGTATATGTCAAGCATAAGAAGAAAGATAGCACAGAAGAGACAGAATAGCGGGATATATCGCAGTTATGTTGAAGAGGATGAGTATGGACATGAATCATATGGATATGAGACAGATCCATCAGGAATCCTTGAGAGGATTCTGTGGAGTCCTATATCTTCAGAGGTTGAGGTAGCTGAGTATGGTGAGCGTGTTAACGAGATGCTTCAGGGATGTGTTTTCGATGACTCCATCAGTCTGAAAGAAAAAGACAGGGTGAAGGTGGGCGATAACATGTACAACGTGGAATCCATCAAGCCTTATCCATCTTATCGTCTTGTTATCATTGAGAGGGTGAAGTAGATATGCCTATTGAAATCAAAGGATTAGATACACTTATAAGCGCTCTGGATAAACTTGCTAGTGGGATTGACGGCAATGTAAAACAGATTGTGGAACAGGAAGCCGACCGCATAGCAGGAGAAGCCAGAGCGCTTGCGCCTGTTGATGGTGGATATCTCAGAGAGAAGATACAGACAAGGGTTACTGAGACAGAGGATAAGATTGTTGGTGAGGTATACAACAATGCGAGCTATGCAGCATATGTGGAGTTTGGCACAGGACCTGTTGGACAGGCGGCAGGCCTTAAGATTGAGGGAATAGACCTCAGATACAGGCAGACACCATGGATGATACCTGTTGACAAGATAGATAAGGCTCAGGCTGAAAAATATCACTTCATCCCGATAAAGAAGGATGGTGAGGTTATAGGATATTTAACCAGAGGACAGGCACCACAGCCATACCTCTATCCGGCTATGAAGAACAATGAGGAACACATAGTAGAAAGGCTGAAATCAGCGGTAAGAATGGAGAGCAAGATCACTAGATGATAGATGCAAGAAAACAGATCAAGGAGCTGCTTGAAAGCATAGAGTATAACGAATTAAAGGTTAATCATGGATATCCAAAGTCTATAAGTTATGTTCCGTTGGTTACATTTATTCAGATAGCAAATACTGGCACAGGGATGCACAGTGTTGTTGAAAATTTGGGCTTTCAGATAGATATATGGAGCCGAACCTTTAAGGAATGCATATCCATCATGCTGATGGTTGATGAGAAGATGGTGGATCTTGGATTCAACAGGGACTACGAAAGCCCGGATGACGATGGAGATAATGTTGATGCCAGCGGATATTGCAGAAAGACTCTCAGGTATAGCAGCAAAGTAGACACAAGAACAAACAGGCTTATTTCATAAGCAGAAAGGATGGTATAAAACAATGGCAGATACACCAAAGCAGGGACTTGCCTCAATAGGTCTTGATATCAAGATAGGCAAGACAGCCCTTAATTATGCAACAAAGATAGGAGACATTGGAGGAACACCTTCATCACTTGATGCTACATGCTTCAAGGATAAGTCAAAGAAAAGTGTTCCAGGTGTGCAGGAGAACGATAGCTGGGAGGTAGAGTATCTCTATGACAATGGAGCAGCAACCTCAGACTATCGTATACTCAAGGGCCTTGAGGATGCTGGGGCTATAGTTGATGTTGAGGTCACATTCCCTGACAAGACAGTATTCAAGAATAAGGGATATGTTACAACGACAGTTACCGGTGCCGAGGTCAACAACCTCATTAAGGCAAAGGCAGTTGTAAACCTTCAGGGTGAGTGGGAGGTTACGGATCCGGTAGAAGCATAATCCATTTTTGTAATACAACAATATGAAATAATACATCACAGGCAGGGGGCATGGTCTCCCTGCCTTTTTAGGAGGTAAAGCAGATATGCAGACATTGGAAATCAAACTCAAGGTAGATGGAGCAGAGAAGAAGTTTCACTTGAGACTTACAGCAGGTGGTCAGAAGATTCTCAAGGAGAAGTACGAAGAGAACATGCTGGCAACTCTTATGGGTGCAGTAGATGATATAGACAGAGCGGTTGATATTCTTGGCATAGCTCTGGGTTACAAGGACAATGACAACGAGATCACAGATGGAGAGGAGTTTTACGATCTGCTTGTTGAGAACGGCAGAAGCGGAGCTGAGGACTTTGCAAAGGTCCTTACCGACATTGCAGTCAATTCTGGAATCATCAAGAAGGACCAGGCAAACAGTGTTGTGAACAGCATCAATACAACATATAAGACTATGTTTGACAGCCTTGAGGAAAGGGTAGAGAAGCTGCAGAAGGATAATGGACAGACCCCAACGGCGGGCGATTCCGAAGATAAGTCAGACAGCACTCCCTTATGATATAGATAGGCTTCTCTTTGAAGCAAGGATAGCCGGTGTGGGCTTCTTTGAGGCATTGGATTATACCTGGGGTGAGCTTGTTGAAATGATAAAGGTTTACAACGAGCGGGAACGCAGGAAGCACCAGCACGAAGCCAACATAGCATTCAGGCAGGCTGAGCTTATATCCATGTGGGTATGGAAGAATGATGGAGATATAAATGTATCAGATATATTCCCATACTGGAACGAGGAAGAAAAGAGACAGGCAGAGCTTGAGAAGTACAAGGCAATAATGTACAGGCATGTGGATAAGAGCAAAAAATAAATCATGAAGAAATACGAAAAGGAAGGAGGTGGGACAGAATATGACAATAGAGGAGATATCCGTCAAGTTTACTGCTGACACCAATGAGCTGAAGAAAGCTCTTTCAGATATTACCGAAACTCTCAAGGGAACTGAAGCACAGACCATGGACATAGCAAGTGCCTTGGATGAGATAACGCAGCCTATCAAGGATATGTCAAAAGACCTCAGGACGCTCACAGAGCAGAGCGCTGCATATAACAAGCAGATGTCAGAGGTTACGAAGACTGTTAGCGGAACAGGCAAGGCGGTTGGTGAGATAAATTCCAAGATGCAGACTGTATCAAAGCAGAGCACTGCTGAAACGGCCAAAATAACGACCGGATGCAAAAAAGTCAAAGAAACTATGCAGGATGTATTCAACTCAAGGCCAACAGCTAATTGGGGTGGGAATACAAACAATGGCGGCGAGACGAGATCGTATAAGGTTTCGAGCAATCCCGGTGATGCAACACAGGAAAAGACACAGAAAGCTCTTGATGCGGAACAGGCCAAGCTCCAGAAGCTGCAGAATACCCTCAATGGGTACAGGATAAAGCTGGACGCAGTGAATCAGAAGTACGATATACAGAATCAGAAGGTTCAGAAAACCAGTAATGATATACAGGCACAGCAAACAAGACTTGATGGTTTAAAAAGAGATTATGAGGCGATGTCCTCAATAATGTCTGAGCTGAATATTGACGACAGCATAAATGCAGAGATGGTCAGACTCAAGACTACACTTGATGAAAATAAAATATCAGCCAACGAGTTATTCAATGCCATGGAGAGACTCAAGCAGTCTCCTTATGACATCATAGATGTTGGTAATTCGTTCATGTCCATGGAAGACATGACTAAAAAGATGAATGAACTGGATACATCAAGTGAACAGGCATGGGGAAGACTTGAGAAGTTGGAAACAGCCATGGAAGGAGTCAGTGCCGAAAGCAGAAACTTTGGAAGCACACAGGGGCTTCAGAGAATGAACTCTATTATTACTCAGCAGGAGAATAAACTGAGATCACTTCAGAACGCATATAGTACGGCATCGACACAGTCAGCAAGTTTAAGCGGTAAGCAGGAAATGCTTCAGGCAAATATGCAGCAGACAAGGGATTCTATACAGCAGGCACAGGAACGCATATCACAGCTCAGTGCCGCTTTGCAGAATACATCTCAGAATACATCTACTGGCTTTTTTGGCAGACTTGCATCTACTGTCAAGAATGTCGGTAATGCTACTGCATCACTGATTCATAGGTTCCAAAATGGTGTGTCCCACATAAGAAACTTTGGAACTGCGGCGGGCAATGCTGGGCGCAGACTGCTCTCTCTTTATGAGAATACAACACTGATAGGAAGAGGATTATCATCACTTAAAGATAAGCTGTCAGGATTAAGCTCTAAGTTTACACAGACTGCCAGAATGGTGAAGTCTATGGTGCTCTCAATGCTGTTCATGCAGCTTATGAGTGGCATGGGTGAAACCTTGCAGAGCTTTGCAAAGCAGTCGGCTGTCGTGAACAATGATCTGTCACTGCTGGCATCCTCATTTACCTACTTAAAGAGCAGCATTTTATCAGCATTTCAGCCTCTACTCAGCTATATAACACCAATACTTACAAGTATAGTGAACACTGTGGCTGATGCATTTAACAAGCTGGCTGAGTTCTTTGCATACCTTACAGGTCAAACAACATTTGAAAAGGCTGTATATACTCAGAAAGATTATTCGGCAAGCCTTGACCAGTCGGCTGCAAGTGCTAAAGAACTGCAGAATGTGCTGCTGGGGTTTGACGAGATCACCAAGCTGGATGATAACAGTGGAAGCTCCGGAAGCGGCAGCTCCGGAAACGGACTGAATACAGGCAACTGGAAAACCACAAAGGTTGATATATCAAGCAGCCTTGCAGATTCTATCAAGAGTGGCAACTGGGAAGCTGTTGGAAAGGCCCTTGGAGACAAGATAAACAGTGCTTTAGGATCTATTGATTGGAGCAGTGTCCAGAAGAAGTGCAGCAGCATAGCCGAGAAGATAGCCGACTTTTTAAATGGAGCAGTTGAGGAGACAGACTGGAATCTTGTAGGATCCACACTTGGTAATGGAATCAACACAATTCTGGGAGCAATCAATACATTCCAGAAGAAGTTTGATTTTAAGAAGTGGGGAGAGTCCCTTGCGGAAACACTAAACAGCACGCTGTCCACTACAGATTGGTCGCTGGCTGGAGATACGCTTGGTACAGCGGTTCAGAATGTCATAGATACAGGCTTTGGCTTTGCCAAGACGTTTGACTGGAAGAAAGCCGGGGAGAGTGCAAGCAAGACAGTTAATAACTTCTTTGGAGCGATAGACTTTAAGGAGGGTGGTAAGACCTTCGGTGAGGGTGTAAAGGGTGTACTGAACAGTATATCGACATTCTTCGATGAAGTGGACTGGGATTCTATTGGTACAGATCTTGTCGATGCAATAACATCGGTAGACTGGATAGGAATCATTACAGGTGCTATCAAGGCTGTCATCAGTGTTGCAGGCGCATTTTACAAATTGGTACTTGCTATCTGGGATGCTATTATCAATCAGATCAAGAGCACAGACTGGTCAGATCAGGCACAGAAGATATGGGAAGGTATCAAAGATGTATGGGCTAAACTCAAGGATACAGCACTTGAGGTTGGTCTCAAGTTGAAGAATACTTTGTCAGATATTTGGGAATCGATAAAGAGCCTGTGGGGAGACTCAGAAAACAAGTCACTGCCTATAGCTGCAAAGTTGTCAGCGGCGCTTGATGAGGAAACTGTTGGTAAGATAAAAGACTGGGCAACAGATAAGCTGCAGGACTGGAAAGATAAAACCGCTATATTGACTGCCACTGTAGCAACTACACCAGCGGCTATAAGACAATGGTGGAAGGACAGGGCGGATCAGTGGAAGGATAAGATATCAAAGTTTAGCGTTAATTCCGTGACAACGATTCAGAACATAAAAACGTGGTGGAACAATAGATCGGCACAGTGGAAAAATAAGATATCAAAGTTTAGCGTTAATTCCGTGACAACGATTCAGAGCATAAAAACGTGGTGGAACAATAGATCGGCACAGTGGAAAAATAAGACTGTAAGGTTCACAATCGTAGCAGCTACTTCTGTGCAGGCACTAAAAAACGGTTTCAGATCAGCCATAAATACGGTTATTGGATGGATAAATACTTACATTATCGACAATCTTAACAAGCTGAGTTGGAAGATTAATCCTATCCGTTATTATGATATTATTCACGGAAAATATAAGACATTATTCGATGGAACTACAATTGGTTTTAATGTTGGACATATATCCACATTTGCGACTGGCGGTTTCCCGGAGGACGGCTTGTTCATGGCGAACCACGGAGAGCTTGTTGGTAAGTTCAGCAATGGTAAGACAGCGGTTGCGAATAATGCTCAGATAGTCGAAGGTATTGAAGCTGGTGTATACAGGGCGGTCACAGCGGCGAACAGTGGTGGCGGCAAGTCAGGTGGAAACACACCTGTGATAAATGTATATGTCGGCGGCAAACAGGTTACAGATGTTGTTATAAAGGACATCAACGACAGGACCATCCAGACAGGCAAGAATCCAATATTGGTATAGGAAAGGAGTGAGACTGTGGCAGCAGAGCTTGTTATAAATGGAGTGGACATGCCAGATCCAGCGATCAATGGTGGTCTCACTTATGCGCCAGAGAAGATCTGGAGCAAGAACACTGGGCGAGTCTCGGATGGAGAAATGTTCGGTGATATCGTGGCCAGAAAGATGACATTGAAGATTAAGTGGAATTACCTCACAGAATCACAGATAGCACTTATAGAGAGTGCAATCTATGATTCTTTTTTTGATGTTAAATTCAAGGATCCACGAACAAAGCAATATGTAACAAAGAGGATGTATGCAGGCACTCCGACATACCCGGTATATGACATACGTGATGGAATGTACAGGTATACAGGGGTTGGAGTTGACCTGATAGAGAAGTAGGAGATATCGGATGTACACGAAAGTATCAGATAACTTTGGCAATAGAATAATGGGCGATGGCAGAACCTTCAGAGCACGTATAACATGTGATGACACTGTCATAGAATCCGGTTTTGTCAGTGTTGATATGAAGTGTATAGCCGGAACTGGAACAAGCACCTTAGAGATAGGGTGCGCCAGTTCCACGCAGCTTGATATCACAATGATACAGCCGGATATAAGTCTGACCGGCAAGGAATTTCTGCTTGAGATAGGCCTCATGCTTGATGATGACAGTATAGAGTATGTCAAGATGGGATACTTCATGGCGCAGAAACCTACTGTTGATGATGGCAGGATCACGTTCACTGCATACGACAGGATGGCTTACAAGCTGTCTGGATATTATCTGTCTAATCTCTTATATCCTTGTGATATATCGGAGGTATGTGCAGAGATAGAGACATTGACAGGCATCAGAATGAAGAATGCTCCGTCAGGAATCAACATATCAAAAAACTTTGATGGCTACACATACAGACAGGCAGTTGGATTCATAGCTGGCATTGACGGCAAGTTTGCAACATTTGACAGGGACGGAGTGCTTGATTTCAGGTGGTACACGACAACGGATTATTCGGTAGGGCTTAACAGGTCGTTTGATGATGTTGTTGTGCAAGAGAACATGTTTCAGGTTGGGTATATCTCATGTGCTGTTGATGAGAACAGCACAATAAAATCAGGACAGGGGCTTACAGGAATAGCAACAAGCAACTTCCTGATGACACAGGAGATTCTTGACGGCCTGTATGCAAAGCTGAAGGATATGAGCTATCATCCAACGACATGCAGTTTTGCGGGTGATATGAGACTTGAGCTTGGAGATATAGTACAGGTATTGAGCAGAGATGGCAAAGCATATCCGGTGCCGGTCATGAGCTTGGATTTCAGTTATGACGGCGGGCTTATAACGGCTATCGGATCATATGGCAGTACAGAACTCAGTGAAGCGACATATGTAAGCCCAACCGAGAACTATGTGCAGCAGGTATACAGGCGTTTGTATGCAGATAAGCTGGATGCGAAAGATGCGGCTATCAAGTATGCACAGATAGATTTTGCAAATATAGGTAAGGCAGCTCTGGAGCAGTTTTTCGCCAAGTCGGGATTGATTGAAGATGTTGTGGTCGGTGATCAGAAGGTCACAGGAACACTCGTTGGTGTGACTATCCTGGGAGACAGTATCAAGGGTGGTACAGTCATAGCGGATAAGCTCGTCATCAAGGGTGAAGATGGTCTGTATTACAAACTGAATACTGATGGTAACACAGTAGAGAAAGAGCAGACGGATTACAACAGCCTTGATGGCGGTGTGATCAGAGCTAAGTCTATCACGGCAACTAAGATAGCTGTTGATGATCTTGTGGCATTTGGAGCAACAATAGGCGGCTGGCACATAGCGGATGGTTGTTTATACTCTGGCACAAAAGAGAGTATGAGTAATACATCCCGGGGAACATATCTCGGAAGTGATGGCCAGATAAACATTGGTGATTCTGACAATTTCATAATGTTCTATGTGGATAATAAGGGAGAATCCCATCTTGCTATATCGGCAGATAAATTCACCCTTGGCAAGCAGAACATAGAAAACATTATAAGTGACATAAAACAGGATGTTGATAATGTCAGAGATGAGATAACCACACTCCTGAGGATAGAATCATCAAGAGGAACCGTATTTAAAAATAATGCAGTATCAACAGTCTTGTCTGTGGTGATATACCACGGAAAAGACAGGATAACAGATATAGATAAGTTACATGAAGTGTATGGAAGTTCAGCCTACATCCAGTGGAAATGGCAGAAACTTGATGAAGAAGAATATGGAATAATATCATCCGCCGATTCAAGAATGAGTAACGACGGATTTTCTTTTACCCTTTCACCAGATGACGTGGACACAAAAGTAACTTTCATGTGTGAACTTATAACAGATTAAGGAGGATTATATATATGGCAACAATAAAAGCAGCAGATCAGGTTACTGTACTTGATGTATCAGATGCTTACAACGTAGTGTTGTCAAGCGAAGCATACACATTCCTTGGGGACACGCAGGGAGCTGCGGCCGGTTCTAAATGCACAACAGATGCGGCAGCATATTGTGGTAATAACATGTGTTCCGTTGTTACAGTAGATGCCAAGGCAATAGTTTGCCCAACAGGAGTGACAGCTGCGGTAAGTAACAGTGGAACTTCAAAAGTCACAATCACATTTACTCTGACGGCGAAGCTGACAACTGCATGCGAGGCAACTATCCCAGTTGTTGTTGATGGGGTAACGATCAACAAGAAGTTCTCGTTTGCCGTAGCGAAGACAGGAGCAACAGGAGCTAAAGGCGATAAAGGTGATCAGGGAGTACAGGGACCTCAGGGCCCGCAGGGGGTATCACCAACTGTATCTGTCACAAAGGCTAATGGTGTAACAACAATCACTATCACTGATAAGGACGGCACACATACTCAGACTGTTAAGGATGGCACAAATGGCACTCCGGGAACTCCAGGAACAAACGGCAAGACACCATATTTTCATGTGAAGTATTCAAACGATGGAGGTAAGACATTCACATCCAACTCAGGAGAAGATGTTGGAATGTATATCGGCACATGCACTGATTATAACCCAGCAGACCCGGCAACAGTAGGGGCTTATACATGGGCAAGAATCAAAGGCGAAACGGGCGCCAAGGGTGATAAAGGCGCAACTGGAGAAACTGGCCCTCAGGGTGAGAAAGGCGCAACAGGAGCAACAGGCCCACAGGGCCCTCAGGGCAATGCAGGAGCGGATGCACTGACATTAACAATTACATCAAGTGCCGGAATCATCTTTAAGAATAACACCGGTTCTACGGTACTTACAGCACATGTATTCAAGGGCAGTGCTGAACAAACTATTTCTTCAACAGGAGTAGTATCTGGGATAGGTACAGTCAAGTGGTATGCAGGCGGAGTATACCAGAAGTCTTCAAATACTTATGCGGTGGGTGCAGGAGATGTACCTAACTCACTGGCTATAACATGTCAGCTTGAAGCATAGGGGGTGTATCTATGGCGGCAAATGGACCAATCATTAAAGCCAAAGCGGAAATAACCATATTTAATGTCAAGGATGTCAAGAGTGTAACAAGGTATTATCTACTTCAATCATCCACAGCTACAGCACCAGCTAAGCCAACGGCAAATCCTCCCGGTGGGAAATGGGTTACAACTGAGCCAAGCTACACCAGTGGATCAACCAATACTTTGTACTTTGTAGATCAAACTATCTTGAGTGATGGATCTGTGTCCTATTCGGATGTATCTAAGTCAAGCAGCTATGAAGCGGCAAAGGCAGCTTACAACAAGGCTCTGTCAGTTGAGAAGTCGGGGAATGAATTGAAGCTATTCTGGGAGAAACTTATAAACGTTGACGAAGCGGATCCGGACAACTATGAAAAGTATATTACATTCAAGGATGGCAACATCATAGTAGGTATAGATGGGTTGAAACAGCATCTTGTGATTGGCAGTGATGGTATATACATAACAAATGGAAGTTCAATCAGCTTAGCTAAGTCAGGTGTGGTACAGCTTGGAAAGCATACTATCATTGGTGATAACTCTGGCGAGTCGTCACTGACAGTCAGAGGAGATGTGGGAGCGTCACTTTTTAAGGTAATAAGCTCAATCGTAGCATCCACTTGGCTGACCGCAAGGGATAATGCGGTATTTAATGCAGGCGACAGTATCCTTGACAACGACTATTACCCGCTCATATCGCTTCCAACCTTAAATTCTACCTGGGCAGTGGCGACCTACAATAACTTATATGGAAATGCACTTGCATTTACGAGGACAACAGATAGCGACTATTCAACCGGTACAAACAGGAAGACAGGTAGCTCATCTTATCTTGACAGCGGCATTGGAATGGCACTTGATGGCACAGGTATATCCGGTGCAATAACGGTTAACAGCACAAATGCATCTAATATAACAAACAGAAACCTCAGACGTATCGGCAATGTTGTGCAGATGTACATGTCATGTAAGGTCAAGAAGTCATACGCTGTTGGTAGGACCGGAACTGTAGGTGTTGCATCCGTCCCGACTGGTTTCAGGCCGGTATCGATCGTAGCTGTATCATCCGGTCAGCAGGGACCGCCGGTTACAGGAATCGTGGGGCCTGACGGAAACATCTGCATGATGGGTACTACAGTGAAACTTGCAGCAAATGATGAGATATCACTCTCTGGAACATGGCTGACAGGCGATAAATGGACATCTTAATTTAGGAGGATAGAAAGTATGAAAAATGCAATATGTACAACCGCCGGAGCAATAGGCGGTGTGATAGCATCCTTGTTTGGTGGATGGGATGCTGGACTGGCAACACTGGTCATGTTCATGGCAATTGACTATGTGAGTGGTTTGGTGGTGGCTGGAGTTTTCCACAACAGTAAGAAAACATCGTCAGGGGCCTTGGAGAGCAAGGCAGGATGGAAGGGATTATGTCGTAAGGGCATGTCCCTTTTGTTTGTATTGATAGCCTATAGGCTCGATCTGGCGATAGGGTCAAACTATATCCGGGATGCGGTGATAATAGGATTTATTGTAAATGAGACGATCAGTATTGTGGAGAACGCTGGTCTCATGGGCGTACCGCTTCCTGAGGTAATCAATAAAGCAATAGACATATTAACATCAAAGAGTGAAGAGAAAGGCGGCGATCAAAATGAACGGAATTGACATCAGTGCATGGCAGGGGGATGCTGGAATAGACCTTGCCAAAGTGCCATACGACTTCTGCATCGTGAAGGCGACCGAGGGAACGAACTACAAGAACAGATACTTTGCTAGTCACTGTGATAAGGTCCTGAATAGGAAGAAGCTCTTGGGCGTGTATCACTACGCAAATGGCGGAGATCCACACAGTGAGGCGGAGTATTTTATCGCCTATAGCAAGAAATATATCGGCAAAGCAATTCTTGTTCTGGACTGGGAGGCAAAAAACAACCATCTGTTTGGTGTCAAGGATCTGGAGTGGTGCCTGAAGTGGTGTAATTATGTGCAGAAGAAGACCGGCATCAAGCCGATCATATATGTGCAGAAGAGCGCTATGGATGCCGTGAAGAAAGCTGGATATGGCCTGTGGGTCGCTCAGTACCCAGATTGCAATGAGACCGGATACCAGGAGCACCCATGGAATGAGGGAGCTTACAACTGCCTTATACGTCAGTACACATCTGTCGGTAAGCTCTCAGGTTACAGCGGCAGCCTTGATCTCAATAAGGCTTATATCAGTGCAGCGAGCTGGAATAAGCTGGCCGGTAAGGTCAAGACCGCATCTGCATCCACGACAGCAAAGAAGAGCGTCAATACACTGGCTAAAGAGGTGTTAGCGGGCAAATGGGGCAATGGTGCTGATCGCAAGAGTAGACTGGCCAAGGCTGGTTATGACTATAGCAAGGTTCAGGCAGCAGTCAACAAACTTGTCAAGGCATCACAGATGACACAGGACAAGATCATCAATGCAGTTGCTCATGAAGTCATCATAGGCAAGTGGGGCAACGGACAGGAGCGTATCAATAGGCTTAAGGCAGCGGGGTATAATCCAACTATAATCCAGAACAAAGTCAATGAGATTTTGAAGTAGAACAGAGAGCCCATCATAGCAATATGGTGGGCTTTTTTTAGGGGCAATTTAGGGGCAATTTAGGGGCAAAAAATTGATTTGCCATGATATGTTATTACACGAAGTACCTTCAAAAAGTAACGTATTTAAGCCATTTTGAGATATTTTGACATATCAATATATTAATTATAAAATAAACAATATGTATAATTTTATAATGTATGAATA